TTTGCGTTTATTTTTGGTGGCAATAATTCATCAACATTGATTGATTTTTCAATCTCTGACAGTTGTAAAAACTCATATGGTTCTAAACCCTTATAAGCTACATATTGCAATCGTGAACCACCATTTGCAAGCGAACTTCCCGCTTCTTTAGCTTTTTTATCTTTGTTATATTTACTAGAATCTACAAATCCAATTTTAACATTCATATTTCTTAAAAGCCAATTGAATATATTTTGCAATTCTGGTAAGTATTTCTGCATATTTGCTGAATCTTTCTGCATACTTTGTTCTAAAACTAATGCAGATGCTTTTTCACTATTAAATATCAAACCACTTATCCCTGCGCCATCTTGTATATTGTCTTTTGATTGCTTAACTATATTTGATTTATTCTCTGCATTTTTATCAAACGATAACGCAGTAGTATCAAATGGATTCGCAATGGCAGAAACATTTGACGGCAAATGACGTTTAGTTTCATCGTGATATGTTTTAGTTTGGTTTTTATCCAACAAAGGTCTTTTGGTTTCTTCGTTCATAGGTATCTTACTATGTATTATTTTAGTATTATCGTTACGTTGAACCTCATCATAATATGCTTTGTCATCTTCATAAGCCATTAAATCTACAAAGATATGTGCTAAATACGGATAATCATGCTGTCTTAATTCAGAGTGTGCAAAAAATGCAAATCCACCTTGAACTTGATACCACGAATCGTTTAGCGGTAGCTGCATAGCCATTTGAATCTCTGTAGGCATATTATCCATGTCGTCTGCTGGAATTTGATGTAAGTTTATTTCATATCTAAGCACACCATAATTATCTTTTTCGCTAACACGACAATATTCTGACGGTATTTTTTGATAAATTGTTTTATTGCCTTCGCCAGCCGAAGATGATGTTATTGGATACCAATAAGTTTCACCGTATTTTAAAGTTTCATATATAATATTATAACTCGCAGATTTAATGTTTAATTTTGCGACTGCCTTAGCTTTTGTTGTATATGCACTTAAACCCATCTCAGTTGTAGGATATAGATAATGGTCAAAAGTATTTATTCCAGAAAGGTAATCGAGATATGTATTATAATACGTACTTAAGCCTGAAATATTATATGAAAATTGTTGCAACACTGAATATCCAGCATACGGATCTCTCAAAGCTGCTCTTATTTGTTCTTTTGTAATTTGCATTTGTTTTAATATTAAATTATATATGCTTACATTTTGCGTTGGTGGTGATACAGCAAAATATAATTCGGCGTTGTTCTTTTCTGACAATCCACATTCTCCTTTCTTAGAATAATAACGAATCCATTATATTGAAAGTTTCTTTTGTTCGAGTCTTATTCTTCTTTTCTTCTAAATGTATCCAATATAATCCATAACAAAATGCCATAAATTTATCTTTTGGCATATCTTTTGATATTGGATTTATTGCAGTTCCTTGTGTTGAATTTTTATATTCAAGATTTGATATTTCATCACAAAGCAAATCAACCATAATATAAGGTCGGATTGCATTTGCAAGTTTTTCGCCCTTCATGCCACGATTTTCCATCAAATTTAACTTCGCAACTGCTGAATGTTGCAACATTTTAACTTTTTTATTATTCATTTGTGCAGTAAAATTATCAAAAATATCACTATTCTTAAACTCTGCTTTGTTTGTAGACAATAAAAACAACATCGGGATTGATGTTGGAGTTTTATATTTGTCAAAGCTTGAATCATTAACCACTTCATAAACTGGGTTTTTGTCAATATCTGTGACAAGATAATCTACAACGCCTTTTCCAAGTCCATTTGAGTCAATTATAAGAATTTTAGCATTGTATTTCGCAACCATTTTCTTCAAAAACAAAGCTTGCTCAAGAAAATGCTCGCCTTTATCAGAATACACATTGACTAATTGTTTTGTATATTCCCAATCATTTTTTTGTTTAATTTTAATGACCGTTAATGCCGATAACGCCGTTGAAGTAGAACTTCTAGCAACGTCATATGCCAACACATATTCAGCATTTGGGTCTGTAGAGGTTTCTTCGGATTCTGCCACTGTGCGAGAATCATTTACAACATCAATATCAACCAGAGCCATATCAGAACTTCCAGTCCATATATTTTCATATTCTCTTTGAAAGTCAAATACACTAAACATTTCACGCTGTTGATTTATAAATGACTCGTCAAGATGCCCATAAACGCCACCCAAAGTGTAGTCAGCACCTATTAAAAAAGCACTATCTCTATTCGCCATTTTTTTGCCAACATCTTGCATTTGCTGAAATGCAGGTGATTGCCTTTGCCCAGCAGATGTAACGTATATGACAGAGCGATGTATTTCGTCTGGATCAGTTTTCCCTTGAAAAGCAGATGGTCTTGAATTTGCCATCATTGGAATTACTATTTTGTTTAATTTATCGAGATCAAACTTGGGGTGTACTAATTCTTCTACTCCAGTCGCCATTGAGCGGCCTCCCCTGTCCGCATCTGCCATTTGAACTACTCTTAAACTACTTCCATTTTTAAATGTTAAAGCCGTCATGTCTTTGGCAAAGTTTATGTGCTTTACTTCGCCACGCAAAACTGGGAAGTGTTCCCATATTTTTTCTATATTTTGTTTGGATATTTTAGCAGCTTGTTCTTTAAAAGCAGCGGTTATAACTCCTTCAAAACCAGGAAAAAACATACATTTAAGATAAAATGCAAGTATCTCGGTATATGATTTTGATATACCCCTTGCTGCCGATATAAATACATATTGATATCTAAACATTAAACGCAAAAAAACTCTTTGATAACCAAAAAGTTTAATTTTTGTGTTTTCATTAGATATAAAATCTATAAATTTGTCTGGGTATGATTTCCATAATCCTATATATTTTCGCCACTCTGATTCCAAATCTTCTAATGTTTTAAATTTATAATCCTCATCAATGTTGTTTGTTGGATTATAATTTCCAAACTTTTTTTCAGGTCTGCGAAAATTTCTATAACTAGCCATCAGAATCACCCAAATCTTTAATGGGTTTGTCAATTAAAGGTTTGTTCATTAATTGCAAATAGAAGTTTTCTAATATTCTAATTTCTTCGTCATATTTGTCCATATCAACTTCTGGATTTTCTGGCTTTATAAACCCTTTTTTCTCAACAAAAGCTGATATCTGTGAAAATGAGTTCACACCCTCCATATCTGCTGCTGATTTTTTATCAATAGGTCTAAGCCCAGAGTCAGTAAGCAATTTGCTAAGATTATCATTTAATGTTTTGTAAATACTTACGCCATCTTTGGTGTCAAGTCTGGCAGACGCTTTATTGATTCCTAAAGTTGTTTTGCATATTTGTTCAAGCAAGTTTAATTGTTGTGGATAAATAATATGATTCGCTTCTTTCATTTTCTGATAGTAATTTTCAAGAAAATCAAAATCTTCTTCGTCATATTTAGTACCCCAACGTTTAACTGCATCCTGTCCATATTTTGTAGCAAAATCTTCGTTCTTAAAAGCCAATTCCTCATCGGTAAAATTGCCATCAGGATCGCCAATTATAAATTCTATATTGCCCTCAATAAATCCAAAATCTTTGATTCCTTTGCCTAAATTAAGCCTAGACAAATAAGTTCCGAATCTTTCTTTATCAGTGCCAAGTGCTGTAATCCAATGAGATTCGATATATGGTTTATTCAATATAGATAAGCCATGTATTAATTGATTTAAAGTTAAGACATCGCCATCTTCAGGATAATAATCCAACATTTTAAACAAACAATCTTTGCAAATCGGCACATATCCCAAAAATGAATGTTCTGGTCTGTAGCTTAAATAAAAATTTTTTGGTATTCTTTTGCCTGTGGCGTTTTTGCAGACCTCGGTGAGTTGTGCATTGCATTGATAGTATTCAGTTGCTTTTTTTGCCATTTAGTACCTCCCAAGATAATAGCAGACTGTCGGGAGGATAACAGCCTGCTTATATATAAAAATAAGCCCTGCAAATTGCAAGACTTAAATTCATCGGCTTCCTTCCGACTGTATTATCGGTATATTTTCTATTGTCAACAATCCATACTCTTTGTGGTAAATAAAGCATTGTGACATTTTTATAGATCCAACAAATCCCAGCCTAGAATGCCAAGAATCTGTTCCAGTAGTGGATGAAACATTTCTGATTTTAACACC